CAAAGATTTGCAGTTCTTTTTCCAGGCGGCTGTTGCCTTTGTAGAAAGAAGACAGTTGCTCACGCACAGAACGGTTCACATCTTGGCGAACAGTCTTGGCAGGCACACGGATGAAATCAGGCATTTGAATGGATGCAACTTTGGCCTCCAGAGCAGCAACCTTTTCAGCCATTTCAGCTTTGACAGCCTCAACAGCAGCGGGGATTTTGGCTTCTACAGCAGAAATGCTTTCAGCTTGTTTAGCTTCAATGGCATCCAATTTTTCGAGAATAACTTGCGACACAATATCTGCTAGCATTAGCCAAACAGGTCAAGCGGCCTGTGCAGTTGCCTGTACTTCTTGGGCAACGCCCTAAAATACAGGACAATAACCAATCCGTTGCTTTAGGGGCAATCAATGAAGACATTAAATCTTATCTGCGAAGCCAAGCTAAATCTCAGCGAAAAGGCCATGAACGGCCAGCCGTCTGGACAGATTGAGGCTCGCATTACGACCTGGGGAGCGCGAGAAGGCGCTGATGGTCGCAAGTTCTTTTATAAGCCTGAAGGCTTTATGCAGTGGGCTGAAGAATTTGCCAATTCTGGCAGGCCGCTGCCCATGTACGTCAACCACAATGCTGATGCCATCCCTGTAGGCGAGTGGACAAGCATTGAGATGGACGACGAAGGCATGAACGCCAGTGGCCGTCTGTACCTCAACACCACAATGGGCGCTGACTTGTACACCGTGATGAAAGAATCCCCCAATATGTTTGGCGGGGTTTCTGTTGGCGCTTATGCTGATGAATACCAGTGGGTAAAAGAGGATGGGGAGCCTATGACGATGGGTTCTGATGACCCATACGAGGACGGCTATTTCCAGATCACCAAAGGTGGCCTGCGCGAGACTAGCGTGGTCATGCACCCTAACAACATGATGGCAGGCATTAAAAAGTTGGAGTATTTCCGACCTGATGGCTCTGCTGATTTAAAAGTATTGGAACAAGCCTTGCGGGATGCAGGTCTGTCCAAGCAGATGTCGGTTGCCGCCGCATCTGTGTTCAAGACGGTGATTGAACAGCGTGATGCTGTTGAAAAGCCTATTGAAACTGCGCCAATTCAGAGTGATTCTGATGCGGAGGCAACCGAAGCGGAAATTCTCGCAGCCCTTGAGCAGCGTGAACTTCTTAAACTCCTTGACAAACGCCTAAAAGGTTAAATCATGTCGCAAGTTATTCTCGAAAAATTGGATGCCATTGAAGCTAAACAAGCTGAAAGCATTTCGGCTGTAGAAGCCAAAATCCCCGCTGCTGTTGAGGCTGTCAAAGCTGAAATGGCTGAAAAGGTTGCTGCTCTGGAAGCCAAAGTTGCTTCTATTCAGATGCCTGAGTTTATCCGTGTGCCTGCTAAGACTGTTCGCCAAGATGTGAACCGTTCTGTGCGTGAGCAACTGTCTTCTTTTTATAAGGGCAACAGCCGCCTGGAAAAAGAACTGCAAATCTTTGCAGATGAAAGCCAGATGGATGCCTACCTGAAAGAAGCCTCTGCGCTGACTGCTGGTGGTGATGGCAAGGGTGGTCGTACCGGCTACGATCCTACCTTTACGGCTCTGCGCCTGATGAACCCCATGCGCGGCATTTCGCGCACTGTGGCTACCGATGGCTCAAGCTATCAGTTCCGTGTCCGTACCGGCAATCCTGGCGAAGCCTGGGGCTATGCGATCCAGAACAACGGCGCAGCCACCACTGAGGACACCAGCATTTGGCAATTGGTTCTGCAAGACTTGAACGTGCAGTTCCCAATTCGTACCGCTGCGCTGGACGACATTGACGGTTTGGAAGCTGTGGTTGTTGACGACATGCTGGCATCGTTTGCACAAAGCGAAGCCCTGTCCATGATCCAAAACAACGATCAAGCTGCACAGTCGGTCAGCAACCCCTACGGCGGCACTAATGGCTTGCGCGGCCTGGATCAGTACGCTGGAGCTAACGCTACCTACGCGGGCGGTACAACCTCTGTGGCGGCTTTTGGTACGTCTGGTACTGGCTCGACTAGCGGCCTGCACTCGCTGGCTACTTATGACCAGATCACCACGAACGCCAATACTGTGGGTGCTAACAACATCCAGTACAAAGACGTTATCAATCTGATTTACGCTTTGCCACAACAGTATTGGACGACCAACGCCAAGTTTATGGTTAGCCCAATTCTGGCCCAGGCAATCCGTGGTCTGCAAGATACTAATGGCCGTCCAATCTTCAACTCTGTTGAATCTTTGTTGCCTGATGGCATCATTGGTCAGATGTTGGGCTTTGATGTTGTCATGAACAAGTATCTTGACAATCCTAGCCAAGCAACCACTGGCACTGCTGGTACTAACAGCTTGTACCCAATGTACTTTGCTGATTTTAGCCGTTTCCACACCATCATTGACCGTTTGAATATGGTCATGCGCCGTTACGACCAGACCTTGCCCGGCTTTATCACCTTCTTTGGTGAAAAGCGCTTGGCAACTTCTGTGCGCGATCCTAACGCTGGTGTGCGCTACCGTTCAACAGGAACCGCTGCATAAAATTAATGGGGAGGAGGGAACTTCTCCCCATTTGCTTATGTTCTACACATACATTCATTTAAAAGCTGACACGCATGAACTTTTCTACATTGGCAAGGGTCAAGGAAATCGGCATCTTGTAAAAACAAAGCGAAACAACTACTGGAACAATGTTGTTGGCAAGCACGGCTTTACATCTGAAATTTTGTGTAGATGGAATACAGAGCAAGAAGCGTTGGAGCATGAGAAATTCTTGATCCAATGTTTTAAAGATGCTGGCGTTAATTTGGTTAATTTAACTGATGGCGGTGAAGGCACTTCTGGGTGGATTCCGTCTGATTCTTGGAGAGCCAAAAAAAGTGCTTCCCAAAAAGCCAATTTTGTAAATCCGATGTTTAATCCCGCATCAAGGGAAAAACGAAAACAATCCATGACTGGAAGAAAACTTTCTGAGTCACACAAAGAAAACATTAGATTGTCTTTAATTGGCAACACTCATACACTTGGCAAAGAGTTATCAAAAATTCACAAGAAAAAAATTTCTGAATCTTTGTTAGGAAACAAAAGAGGTCTTGGGCGTAAAATGCCTAATGATGTAAAAGAAAAAATAAGTAAATCTTTGGCTGGAAAAAGTCAATCGCCTGAAGTTATTGCAAAACAGGTTGAAGGACGAAGAAAAGCCAGAGAAAAAAAATTGCTTGAAGTTAAAAAGGGACTGATATGACCATCACCGAACGCATCCTGTCTGGAATTAAGCAAACCTTGGAAACTGGCGATAAAGTCAAAATTGACTTGCGCGAGGCATCTGCTATCACTGGTTCAGGATTGAATGTCGGTGGTCGCACTCACTTTGATGACGCATTTGCTACGTTGCGATATGCGAACCCATTTCGATTGCTTGCTCGAAACATCAAAGCACCCGGAAATTCCGCTGTTCAGTTTGTTGCCAAAACTGGTAACGCTGCTAACAGCACAAACCCTTGGGGCTACACTGTTAGCGCCAACAGCGGTTCACCAAACACTGATACAAGCATTTGGCAATTGCCAACTCGCGTGATTTCTGCACAGTTGCCAGTTCGCTCGGCTATCCTGTCTGATGTTAATGGCTTGGAATCAACTTTGGTTGAAGACCTGATGATGGAATTTGCTCAGTTGGAAGGCGCATCTGCTGGCCTTAACAACGACCAAGCAGGTTCTACGACCACAGCAACTGGTGGTACTGATGGATTGCGTGGCCTGAACAGTTACCCGGGCGCTGCTGGCGCTGCTGCTGCTTTTGGTACAAGCGGTACAGCTATCACAAACGGTCTTCACACCATTCGCACTGTTGGTTATACAACTGCTGAACTTGAGCATGAAACGCTGTCCGCAATGGCTAGCGCTTTGCCGGGTCAGTATTGGAATCTTCCCGGTACTGCTTGGATGATGTCTCCAACTGCCATTAACGAATTGCGTGATTATGTGCATGGCGGCACAAATCAATCTAGCTATGCGTTTGTAGAAAACGGAGCAGATAACGCTGGTGCTTTGACCCATGTGTTTGGCTTTCCTGTGATCGTCAATCCATACTTGGATGCGATTGGTACTGTTGGGGCCAAGCCTGTCTATCTTGCAAACTGGCCTCGTTTTATGACGATTGCTGATGTGGAAGAAATGACCATTCAAGCAATGGAACAAACAACGCCCGGTTTTGTGAACCTGTACGCTGAAAAGCGTATGGTAAGTACCGTGCGTGACGTTTTTGCTGGTGTGCGTGCTATTGAGGTGTAATCAATGAGCTTTGACAACTATCAGTACGCTGCGCCCTTTGGGGCACAAACGCGCAATCCGTTTAACTATGCAAAGGTTGAACAGATTGATCGTGATAGTGTCACTCCTTGGTTGACTCTTGATGAAATCACGCAACAGTTGAACCTGTTTCAAGATGAGAGCCAAGACACCTACTTGCGAGGTCTTGAAGTAGCCACCAGACAAGCAATTGAGGATTACTTGGGCATGTCTATCCTGCCTGTGACTTATCGCGTCTGGTACGGTTCTGAGAGCCTTGTAGCGTCACCTATCAGCCTTGACTTGCCACTGCGTCATCCATACCGAAAGCAGGGATAGCTTCAACAGGCACAGCAACACC